ACTAAGTATTTAAGCCACCGGGACACACAATGCGAGTCCCACGCCGAGACCCGAGAGCGACCCCGACCCACGACCCGAAACGAAATCGAGGCACAATTCGAGTGTGCTAGGAGGCATGTCAACACCATTCGAGCGAGACATGTTATACACGACCGAGTTCAAGATACCTGTAAGGGGGGACAGTAGTGATAGACTCAAGCGCACCTTCACTCAATTCGCGGCTTCTGATCCATCGACGAGTCCGATCAGCGGTGGCTCGTCGCAGTCGCCCGAGACCAGACGCCGGAAGTTTAAGAGGAGGCGAGCAGCAATGCGTGGGAACATGGATGAGCAACTTCGGCTAAAGGATTTGTATCAGCAGATCCAGGTCGTTGGTACCACACGTCCGTATGCCCAGTTGCGCAATGAATTACTCACGGCTGAGCCCGATCCGCTGGTAATTGAGTACTCCAAACTCAATCCACCAATGGATGAGGATTTATCGCCAGACAACTGGACGTTCGTGAAGGCCAACACCCTGGTTGAGATGAATCACCTGAAGAACTTCGATCGGCCGCCTCGCGATATGCCAGTCGAGCACAGCGAGACCATCATGAGGGCGGCGAACCTCGTCGCTGACTTGCTTGAGTTACCGGAGCTCCTCCGCTTCCCCACTAAGGAGGCACTGGCAGAGGTCCCCTACAAGGCCGACAAGTTCGCCGGGTTGGTGTATGCAGAGATGGGCCTTAAGACCCGGGGAGAGGCGGACGCCGTCGCTCAAATGGACGCGGAATGGGCCTGGGATCAGCTTCTTTCCGGTCACCGGGTACAGCCGCATGACGTCCGTTTGGGAGGCCGGGGGAAAGTAACTCAGCACACCAAGACAGAGCTGGAAGAAACCCCCCCCGCCGTGGGACGCTTGATACTAATGCTGAGTCACCGTGACCTCAAGATACTTGGTACGACCGAGAAGCTGCTCACGTCGGCATGGCTGGCGGAGCAGTACCCCATCTCGGTGGGGTTATCATGGTATCATGAGGGTACACAGGCGTTTGTCAAGCGTTTTCTTAACTTCACGGAGTTCTATTGTTTAGATGCGCGGAAATATGACGCCTTCCTCGATCCATGGTTGATTCAGATCGCCATCAACATCTGTAGGGAGCAATTCGTTGATGGCCGCGATGAGCGCTATGACGCGTACTGGGACTTTGTTCGCGAATCTCTCGTGGAGGCTCCTATCTGCAGGGAATGATGGCATCCGCCTGCAGAAAAGAGTTGGGACGACGAGCGGACATTCCCACAACACGTTACTCCAGTCGATATGCACCCTTATCGTCGGCTATGGAGTCTTGATGGCGACTCATCCGGACCTTACGGATGAGGAAATTAAAGCCGCGGCGCAGATCGAGTCACTTGGAGATGACAACATTACCGGGACTAAGGCGCCACTGCAGCCTCTTCCTGTAGAGGATGTAGCGGACAAGGCCTGGGACATGTTTGGCATCGACTGGAGTGGCAAGAAATCCTTCGCAACTACCGCCGTACTTGACGCAACCGCGTTGCAATTCCAGGGAGTTCAATACCTTGGCAAGTACTTCCGTCGCGAGGAATACCCTCTTGACGAGGGGACGGTGGTAGTTGCGATCCCTTATCGTCCGTTCAAAGAGACCTACTTGCGGTTGCTCTACCCTGAGTATGGCTCTTTGGAAGCTGATCAGACGTGGCTACGGCTCCTTGGCAACTATCTAGATGCCGCTGGTAACCCAGTGACGGAGAAGTGGCTGCAAGGGTTCATGGATTGGTTGGAACCACAGGTTGTGGCCCCCCCACAAGTTTGGCCCTCCAACTTTCAGCGTATGGTGTCGCGCGATTATTCAGGGATAGGGATTGAGATGCCCCGTCCCGAGCGCATGTGCTACGAACAGTGGCGCGATCTCGTTGTTCTGCCTCGTGATGATTACCGTCAATTGTGGAAAGCTAGCGACCCAAATGACGACGCGCTTTATGAAGCGGAATACTAGGTAGTTTCCTTGTCTTGTGGGCGTTTCGAATTAATGTATATAATTCCGGCCCTGAAGAAGGTGTCCGAGGACTGGGACCAAGTTCAGTGGCTAACAGGAAAGCCATCCTTGGGGTAAACAGTAAAATTATCAAATCATTCCGTTGTACA